AAGATGTTCCGGATTTGCATGGTGTCCTCAGAAAAATGGAAGGGTCAGGAAGGGAGGAATGGGGCGGAGCCGAAGCCCCGCCCCGGTTGGCTTACAGCAGGTCCTTGATCGCGGAGAAGGACCCGGGGTGGCCCAGGGCCACGTCGATCAGCTGGCGGCTGATGACGCGGGTGATGTCCTGGCCGGCCAGAGTGTACGGGTCGATCACCAGTTCCAGGCCGCCGCCCCACTCGCCGATGTAGAGGTCCGCCCAGTTGGCGAAGATGGTCGCCCGGCAGTTGTTGGAGGTGCCCTTGACCAGGTTGTTCGGAAGGTTGTTGGTGGCCGCGGCATAGTAGCCGTTCACGGTGCCGGAGCCGTCCTTCTGGTCGGTGTTCTGCCAGATTCGGTTGGAACCGTTGACGCCGATGAACTCCAGGGTCTTCTTGCACTCACCCCGGATGGCCACATCGGTCAGGTAGGCCAGGTTGCCCAGGTCCGCGTTGGCCGTGGCCACGGCGGTTTCCAGGTCGATGAAGGGCTGGACGCCCAGGGTGGCGAGGCTCAGGCCGTTGGTGCCCATGGCCACGGCACCGATGCCCGCCTGGTTCAGGACGCCGGTGGGCTGCCCGGAGGCGCCGGAACCGTTCAGGGCCACGCGGTCAATCTCGATCGAGTGAACCTTCAGCAGTTCCTGGTTGCACAGGGCGTCGAACATCTCCTCGGCCTGGGCCAGCTGCTCCGCGGTGAAACTGAGCATGCCCTTGAGGATGTGGGGCTTCATGGTCACGTTCTGGATGGCGATGGTGCTGTCGGTCACATCCGCGCCGGAGTTTTCCGAGATCCAGTAGGTCTGGGCCGCGGCGGTCTGGCGGACGAAGGAGTAGTTCGACCGGAGGCCGGCGAACAACTGGGCGCCCATCTGGAACACCCGGGTGCGGTTGCGGAGGAGCTGCAGCCAGCCGGCGTATTCGGTGAACACCGCGGCGCCGCCCTGGGCCGGAACGATGGTCTGCAGGACGTTGGCAGTGGTCACGCGCTGGTTGCGGACCTTGAAATCGTTGGGAACGAAGAAGCCCGGGGTGTCCTTATTGAGCCGCTGGGACATGGCCTTGGAGACTTCCACCTCGAACCCCGCCTTGGAGAAGTCCCGGCTGACCAGGGCGCGGATGGCGCGGCCCACGGAGAACCGCTTCTGCTCGTCCTCGGTGAGGCCCAGGTCCTCGGAGGTGGCCTTCGGGGGCGGCATGGCCTGGGGGCCGCGCTCCTGCAGCAGAGCGAACACCCGCTCCTTGACCTGGTCCACGGTCTGGGCGGAGGTCAGGAATTCATCGACCTCCTTGCCGATGCCGTAGCGCACCGCCAGGTTGCGGAGTTGGATGACAGCGGTGCGCTCGGCGGCGCGCTCGGCGGTCATGAGGCCGGGGATGGAGGTGCGCAGTTCCTGGGCCGCCTTCAGGGCAGCCGCGATCTCTTCGGGGGTCATGAGACCCTCCTCTCTCGTGGTGCCGGCCGGGACGGCCGGGGGGGTGGTGGATTGATGGTTCCGGCCCACACCCACAACGGGGTCTGCCGGGACGGTGACAAGGGAAATCTCGTTGAGGGCCCAGAGCATGATTCGGTAGGTGGGATAGTCCCGCTTGTCGTCCGGGGTCACCTGGACCACGTCGTCCGAGTCGTAGTCATAGTTGATGGAGGTGTCCGTGAGGATCCCGTCAGCCACATCAGCCATGGCCCGCTCGCCGTCCGGGTTCTTGGCGAAGCGTAGGGTTCCCCGGAGAACACCGTCCTTGACCATGCTCGGCATGAACCGGCCGATGATCGTGTCCCGGTTGTGATTGAACAGGGCCGGGCCGCCGTTGTCGCCCTTGAACCGGGACAGGTCGATGCTCTTGCCGCTCGAGTGGTCCAGAATTTCGTATCCGTATCCGTACCCGGACACGTAGCGGAGGATTTCCGAGGTGTCGGAGGACACAGAGACCGGGACCGTGCGGGTTTCCAGGTCGAGGCCGCCCCGCTCGAACCGGAGGCTCCGCTGGTGGGGTTCCTTGGGGTCGGCCGCATCGCGGCGGTTGGACTGACGGTTAGCCATTCTGGCCTCCTGCGGTGCCATCTTTTTCGGTGGCTGCCTCTGCGGACGCCGGCGCATCTGCGGCGGCCTCCTGGGGCGGCATCATTCCCTTGGTGGTGTAGTCCAGGAACAGGCCGAGCTCCTTGGCACGCGCCTGCTCCAGGGACCGCTGGACGAGGATTTCCTCCCAGTCATCGCCCTGCTCGGCACAGACCGCCTGCAGGGTGGTGAAGCCCCCGGCGATTGCCGCTTTGCTGGCGTCGGTATCCTTCTGGGGGTCGATCCACTGCCAGCCGCGGGGATACCACTGGGGGGCGCAGAGCTTGCCCGGGTCGGTGACGGGAATGTCCACCTGGCGTGAGAGGACGGCCATATCCAGCCAGTCGGGGAAAATCTTGTCGTGGAAGCCCCGCACGAACCAGCCCTGGTGCTTGCGCCAGTTGTCGCGTTCGTCCAGCAGGGCCACCCGGGCGGAACTGTAGTTCGCGGCGCCCACGTCCCCGGTGAGGGAGTGGTAGGCCACACCCAGGCCCACGGAGATTCCACGGAGCAGGGCTTTGCTGAAAGGGTCGAATGCCGTGCTGGGGTGCTGGATGGCCGGGAACTCGGCCTTCACGCCGGCGGGGAGGCCCACGAACTGGGCCACGTCGCTCTGCACCTGCAGGGTGGTCGGGTCGGCCAGCTCCTCACCGCCATCCGAGGGGTCCATGGTGCCGAGTTCGGAGGTCAGGAACCCGAGGCGGTCCGCCTCCCAGTTGGCAGCCACGATTTCGGAATTCCAGTAGCGGCCCACCAGGTTCAGGAAGGTCATGACTCCGGTGGCCCAGGGGTTGAACCGGGTGCGGCGCGTGCGGTCCGCCCGGCCAATGTGGATGATCTCGCTGGCGGGGATCCGGACGCGCTTGCGGTCCAGGGCCAGGTCGGTGGGGTGCGCGGTCCAGACCCAGTAGGCGACCCGCCGGCCCCACTTGTCGATTTCGACGCCCATGATCACTTCGTTCTGGCCCTGGGCCGGCGCGACGTTCCAGGTCCAATCCACCCTGTCCGCGTCGATCAGTTCGAGTGCGAAGCCGAAGGCATTGGGGAAGCCCGGCACCTTGCGCACGAAGGCCTCTCCATCCGTGACCACCGTGGTGAGCACCAGGTGTTCGAAGTCGGTCCAGGCCATGCCGTCCACCGTGGCGTCCTTGCCCCAGAGCTTCCAGGCGTCCTTGATGGCCTTGTTCCAGGCCTTCTTGGGCTTGTCGGAATTGCCGGTGATGACGCTGTCGAAGGCGATGCCGTAAGGCCCGAGGATGTTGGTGCAGCATAGGCCCAGGTAGCGGACCATGAACCCGTTGTCCCGGGCCAGGGTGCGGCTGTGGGCCCGGAGCGCCCGGATGTCCCGTTTGACTTCTTTGTTCGCGCTCTCCAGGGCCACGCTGAAATTGACGGTCCGAGAATTGACGTTCCCACCGGCATAGCCCATATAGGCCTGCTGGCCGCGCTGGAATCCTTCATGCCGGGCATGGTTGACCAGGGTGGCGATGGTGGCCACCGTGGCGGGATCCTCACTGGTGGCCTTGCGGCCGATGCCAATCCAGCGTAGCGGGTTCAATGGAGCACCACGGGGTGAACGGTAATGAGCGGGCGCCCGGCCTCGGTGCGCAACCGGGCGGCATAGAAGGCCTGGAGCTTGATCAGGTCGATGTGGGCGAGCTTGAAAGCCTCGGTGTCGCCGATCTTGTAGCGGGTGATCGGATCGGACATCCGGCCCTCGATCACCGCCGTGACGGCTTCATAGCACTTCCGGAAGTGGGACCGGCTGTCATAGGTCTGCGTGGGGTCCGGCCGGACCACCAGCTCCGCCCAGGCCACGGTGAACCGCTGGCCGGCGTTTGGGCCGGTGCCGCTGATGACAGCCTTCCAGGCGTACTGCCCGGGCGCCCAGCTGGCCGTGGTGGTGTCCGGCACGTTGACGTCGAAGCTCATGCCGTCCGGGTCCGCCGTGGTCGGGATGCTCACGACCGGCTGGCCCATCATCTGCAG